CCTTTCTGATATGGAATGAACAGAAAGAGAAATGGGAGACAGAAAAGACGAATAGCAGTAATGTAGATGATTTGCTATATATGACGGACTATGTGACTGCTGAAATACAGATTGAGAATGCAATTGAGAGCCAAATAGTAAATAAAGTATTAGAAAGTGAAAATATTTTTAAAAAAGAGTTGCGAAATTAACTTTTTTGTTGTTTTTTATACAGTATATACACTGTACAGTACAGTTACTGTACAGTTACGTAACTGTATTATATCTCTACGGAGATATAATACTGCAGTATCGATACTGTAGTGGAATTTCTTACTAGAAAACTAAAGGTTAATAAATTTATGGATGTGACCTATCCCATTTATACTGAATCCGAAGCTATAGATCGTGATATTAGCTATAAACCATGGAAAGATTGCAGTGTAGGAGATTATGGTATTTCAGATGATGGTTATATTGCTGAGTGTGTGAAGCGTACTAAGTATAAAAAGCAAACAGAGATGCAATTCCCTTTTGGTAGAGCCTGGATTAATGGCAGTGCTAAGTTATTGTATGAGCCAAGAAGGATTAGTGGCAACTATGATGGAGTTTCTATTAAATCGTATGAAGAAATTGAAAGTCAAAAGTCTCGAACCAAGAATACGGTAGATGTCTATGTGCGTATGTTGCTTAATGGTGGGCCTATTGATTGGATTCAATTAGGCAAAACCTACCGTAAAGACCAAAAACGTCCAGATTTAACGGTAAAAAAATTATTTAAATCAGAAAAGGTAAAGCGTATGGTAGATAAACGTATAGATGAAGCATTAAAGGAACGTGGAATTAATGAAGGAGAGGTATTAGACGTTATAGCTGATGCAATTGCAATAGCAAAAGAGAAAAAAGACCCTTCTAATATGTTAAAAGGTGCCGAAACCTTTGTGCGAATTTTAGATATGTTGCCAAAAAAAGCAGTTCAAACTGATACGATGCAGATTGACATGACCAATCAAATATTAAATGATATTGAAAAGGAAGAAAAACGATTAAAATTGGAACAAAAGAAGGAATTAGTCTAAGTGAAGTTTAAGATGACATCTGATATACATGATAATGGCTCTATTTGGCTTAAAAAACGCATTATTCTTAAATATGTGGATGATGAGCAGATTGAATTATTTCTTGAGGTTTTAAAGGCAATTGCGGAGGAAAATGGTATCAAGGTTGAAAACGGAGATATAGACTATATGCTTGGTGCTGATTATTAGCCTTATTCTTACACGTAACCCGTTAGGTAAAAATATATAATGAAGAAGAACGCTAATAACAAAGCCATTTTAGAAAAACTTCGTAGAGATATGGTCTTGTTTGGTAAGATTGTTATGCCTCAAATGTTTTCTGTACCAAGTCCAAAGTTTCATTATATCATTGCAGATGATTTAATGGACAAGGAGAAGAAGCAGATTAACATTATTGCTCCAAGAGGCCATGCTAAAAGTTCTATTATAGGTGGAGTATTCCCTTTATACCATTTGATGTTCGATAAAGGACAAAAATTGATCGTTCTTGTTTCAAGAACGCAGGATCATGCTGTTAAATTACTTGGTACGATTAAAGATACAATAGATTACTCAGAACAATTTAGACAATTGTTTGGCTATTGGGGTCAACATAGCGCTAGGAGCTGGGCAAAGGCAGAGATAGAACTAAAAGACGGATCTATGATTATCTGTAAAGGAACAGGCCAGCAGTTACGTGGTATCAAAGTAGGGAACCAAAGACCTACCCTTATTATTGTAGATGACCCTGAAGATGAGAATAACACTAAAACAGCCGAAGCTATGGAGCATAATCTTAGATGGTTATTGCAATCCGCAGTTCCATCTGTTGATCCATTAAAAGGACGTATTGTTATTATTGGAACACCACAGCATCAACGATGTATGGTGGAAACTTTAAAAAGTATGAAAGGATGGGAAAATAAAGTATTTACTCCTAGTTTGGAAAAAAAGAGGTCATTATGGGAAGAATGGTGGCCAATAAAAAAATTAATAGCAAAAAAGGAAGAACTAGAGTCTATCAATCGTTTATCTGTATTCTATCGTGAATATATGTGTGAAATTGTAGGGGACGAAGATCAGCTATTTAAAAAAGAAGATATTCAGTATTACGATGGGAAATTTAGAATTGATAGGGATGGCAATGCTTTTATTGATTTAAAAGAAGTAGATGGAGAAAAAGTAAACGAAACCGTTCCAGTAAATGTATTTACTGGTGTAGATCCTGCATCTAGTGTAAAACAAACTGCAGATTATTCGGTTATTTTTAATTTAGCAGTAGATGATAAGAATCGAAAGTTTGCATTGCCTTATTACAGAAAACATGCCAAACCGTTGGCATTAGCAGAAGAAATTGTAAATAATTTTAGAAAATACAAAAGTACTAAAACTCGTATTGAATCGGTTGGATATCAAGAAATGTTACGTCAATATGTGCAAATGAGGTGTGATGAGGAAGGAATCTTTATTCCTGGATTAAACATCAAAGAAAATCCACGTACTAGCAAATCACATAGATTAGAAAGTTTACAACCATCTTTTGCAAAAAAAGAAATATTTATTATGAAGAACATGCAAAACTTAGAAGATGAGATGCTTTTGTTCCCACGTGGAAAGCATGACGATCTTTTAGATGGTTTTTATTATGCTTTTAAAGGACATTACAAACCTTTCCATGAAGAAAAAGAAGTTCCTCTTTTAGGAATGAAGAGTTTTCATAAACATGACTGGCAAATAACTTAACACGTAGCCAATGGGGTTTCGCTATTTGTAAACTTCACCCAGAATGCCGCATACTAAAGATTCATTAGTCACTGAGTCCGAGAAACTTCTCGATCAATATCATGGTGAAAGAACCGATTGGGCAACTCAGGCAATGGAGGATGATGAGTTCCGTAATAACCAACAATGGAAGTCAAAACATATAACCACACTAGAACAAAGAGCGCAAAGTCCCATTGTAGATAATGTTGTACACCCTGCTGTTGAGCAGGCTAAAGCTCTTCTTACTGCAAACAAACCCAAGTTCCAATCTACAGGAAGAGATGATAGCGATACAAAAGTAGGTAGAATTTTTTCAGAGATCATGTCTTATATCTGGGATAAATCGAATGGCAGTGTAGAATTAAAGCAAATTGTAGATGATTATTATGTAAAGGGTATGGGAGTTATGCAGGCATATATGGATCCTATGAAAGACTTTGGTAGGGGAGAGGTTTGCTTTCATAGCGTAGATCCTTTAGATGTATATATAGATCCAAATGCATCGGATACGTTTTGTAGAGATGCATCTAATATTATGATTGCAAAAATATTTACAGGTTCTCAGTTGATAGATTTGTATCCGCAAACCGAAGAAATGATTAATGATATGGAGCAATCCAAAAACGACAGATATCCTGCACAGAGTAGGCGTGGACAACTAGATCAAACCATTGGCCCTATCCAGAGCGATAATTTTGCTACGGATGAACGCTACTATGAAGTAATAGACAGGTATCAGAAAGTTAAACTACCATACTACCACATAGTAGATACAGTAATAAATCAGGAGTATATTTTCAATGAACAGGATTTTTCTGAGTATACAGAGCAACCTGCTATTATTATGGTTAATCAAGAAGGAACTCAATACATAACAGAAAAAAGAAGTGTAGATGAGTTAATTGCAGTATACGAAGCTACAGGTGGTACCTATCATTATATGCTAGATATGCAGACAGGGCAACCTACTCTTATGCCTGGGCCTGAACATGCAGAGGCTATTCCTGGTTCTCAGACAGAAATACGAATTACTAAAAAAGGATTATTAATAGGAGAGGGTGTTATTATTTCTAATCAAGTAATTGTAGATCGAGTTCGCAGAATCCTTTGCACGGGAGGAATACTTCTTTACGATTATATTTTAGATATTGAAGAATATCCTATTGTAACCTTAATGAACAGACATAATCGTAATCCTTATCCAATGAGTGATGTTCGATTTGTAAAGCCTATTCAAGAATATATTAATAAAATCACTTCTTTAATTATTGCTCATGCAAGTTCTAGTACAAATACAAAACTATTGATTCCTAGGGGTTCTATGAACCGCAAACAGTTAGAAGAAGAATGGTCTAGGGCAGGAACAGGAGTAATTGAGTTTGATCCTGAACTAGGTACTCCAATTGTGGCAGGGCCTATTCCACTTCCTAATGAATTATACAAAAATAGAGAAGATGCTAAACAGAGTATTTATCATATTTTAGGAATCCATCCATTGCAAAGCGGTGATCCATCCGCAGCTCCTTCCACATACAAAGGAACCGTAGCAATAGATGAATATGCTCAAAGAAGAATTAAATCTAAACTGGACGATATAGATGAAGCATTAAATCAGATAGCAAAAGTTATTGTTCAGTTTATACAGCAAACTTATACCGATCAGAAAGTAATTCGATTAATGAAACCTGATGGACGAATGAATGAAGTTACTATGAACCAGCCCATCTATGATGATTTTACAAATGAGGTTCTTGGAAGAATGAACGATGTAACGATTGGTAATTATGATCTAGTAGTGGTAAGTGGCAGTACGCTTCCTTCAAATAGATGGGCAAGGTTTGAATATTATATGCAGTTATACCAAGCAGGTATCATTGATGCACAAGAAGTGCTAGAGCAAACAGAAGTAGCAGATACAGAGGGCGTTATGCAACGAACCAGTATTATCAATCAGCAACAGCAAATGATTGCTCAACTAGAAGAGCAGTTAAAAAATACCAAAGGAGATCTGCAGACTGCACAAAGAGAATCAACTCACGATAGAAAACGTGTAGAGATTGAAAAATTTAAGACAAAGCTGAATAGTGCATCAAATAAATCACAATCAGCAGTCAATTTGTTTGAAGCAAGACTCAACGATGAATTGCAAAAAACAAGACAAGATTTAAGACAAGATGAACAACGAAAAGAACCCATTGCTGTCTCTTAGACAAATGGGTAAGGAGAAGTTAAATGTCTGAAGAAACACAAAACATGGATGCTGGAACTGATAGCAAAGAATATTTTGATCTTGGCAAGGAAGTTCCAATTCAAAGTGATAGTGTAGGGGAAGAACAGGCCCCAAATCCTGTTGATAATCTGGAGGCGTTTGATAATAATCTAATGCCATCAGAAGATCAAAACGAAGCATCTCAAGAAAGTGCGAATGCACCAAAAGGAGACGAAGGTCGTTTTGAGTACTGGCAGAGCAGATATGACCAAAAGGCAAGTGAGTTTAACAAATTAGAAGAACAGCTTGGGCAATATCAAAAGATTGCGCCTATCGCTGAATACATACAGGAAAATCCTAATGTACTTCAAAATGTTGCACGATCACTTTCTGGTGATACCCAACAGGTTCCTGCACAAGCAGAATCTGAAGGATTACCACAGAAACCACAGCGTCCAGTTAAACCTGCCAATTACGATCCATCAGAAGCTTATATGGATGTAGAAAGTGCAAGTTATAATTACAGACAACAAATGGATGATTATAGGGATGGTATTATCGACTACACAGAACAAATGGATACATATCGTGCTAGACAAGCTCAAGCTGAACAAAAAGCTATACAGCAAAGACAAGCACAGTATCAGCAACAACGTGAAGTTGATAGTATGCATAACGATCTTGTGAATAAGTACGGTTATGAACCTACGAAAGCAAAAGAGTTTATACAGTATTACAGTAGTCCTGAATCACTCAGTCTAGACAACCTTGTCCGTCTGGATAAATTGCGTTCTGCACCTTCAAAAGCCGAAGTGGAACAAAGGCAAAGGGTCGAGAGCATGAAACAGAATCAACAAAAGCTAAGTGTACCACCTCCTGCCAGTGCAGGATCTGGATATTCAGAGCCACAGTTGACAGAAGAAGACGCTTTTAATCTCGCCCTATTGCGAAACAGAAAAACGGTTTAACAAAACAGACCTTAGAGTAGCTCAATACAATAGAATTTGAGCCTCAGGGTTTAGGAGGGTAGAAAAATGGCAGCAAATGCCAAAAATCTGCACAATAACCTTACTTCAAGTGGGGTATTGTATACAGATAGACGGGATTTTTATATGCGCCCTAATGTGGTTAAAGAATTATGGACAGACGTAACTCCTTTTACTACAGTGATTGCTAATCAGCAAACAATTTCAGGGCTTAAAGATCCTCAGTTCAAAATGTTTGAACATAGAAATCCATGGCAAAAACAATACTTACAGCAATCTACAACACAAGCTGTTGCCGCTGACAATGCAGCAGATACTTGGACAGTAAAAGCTGGTACAGTAGTAGGCATGGAAGGTGAAAGTGGTAACAATGCATACAACAGTTGGATTGGTCTTCAATGTGAAGTATGGACAGCGTTAACTCCAGGATCAACAAAAAAAGGTGTCGTTCTTATTACTGCAGTTCAATCAAGTGGCGCTCATGCAAACTTTAGTGTAAAAAACATGGGTGATGCAACTATCAATCCTGTAGATGGCGATTACTTGGTAGTAGTTGGTAATGCATTTGGGGAAGGAACGGTATCAGGAACTGCTTGGAGTGATGAGTTGGCAGTAGTCTACAACCAATGTCAGATATTTAAAACACCATTAGAAATAACAGGAACTCTTTTAGAGGCTTCTTTACGTGGTGAATCTTCTGAATTAGCTAGACTTCGTGACCAAAAATCACAAGAACATAAAGTTCAAAAAGAAAGAGCTTTCTTGTTTGGTCGTTCTCCAATTAACACAAGTGGTGGATTTGATGACAATTCACTATCCGATGCAGATGGAAATGTAGTTCGTTCTACGATGGGTATTATCCCTGCAATTGAAAAGCATGGAGCCGCATCAGGTGCAGATCAGAATCGTTTCAGTATCACAGAATCAAGTTATGCTTATGGCGATTTTGTAGATGATATGGAAAAAGTATTCCAGTATGTTCCTGAAGCAGGTATGAAGCGTGCTTTCTGTGGGCCAGGTGCCTTAGGGTATTGGTCTAAGATGGCTGGTTCTTCTGGAATGGCAGGCAATTCAGGTTGGACAGTAAACCTAGGTGACATGAAACGTGATTCTTTAGGTTTTAACTATAGATTGCTAGAAACACCTCATGGTGCATTGCAGTTGATTCCAACACCTGTTCTTCGTGATGCTTACAATAAAACAATGCTTGTTGTATCAGATGAGAATCTGTTCCACGCTCAGTATAGAGCGCCAAAGTTCCAAGCTAACATCAAAACAGATGATGGCTATGATGGAGTGAAGGATCAGTACATGTCTGATGAAGGCATTGGGGTAACACTCATTGAGAGTCACAAGTTATTCCAAATCAGTTAAGGGGGGTTACTTATGGCTAGACCTTATCTAGGTGGAACAAGCGCAGGAATAAAATCATTGACTGCTAGTGCAACTCTTGCAGATGCAGATAGTGGAAAAGTGATTTTGTTTACACCGCCTTCAAGTGCGGGTGCTTTGGTAATAACTCTGCCAGCAGTTTCTAATGTTGGATC